AAAAAGGGTGACATAATCAAAATGGTTAGACACCCAAAGGTTGTACTAAAACTTTTATAACTGATAACGGGGAGAGGGACAACGCCTTCTCCCATTTTTTTATAGCGAGAGGAGGGCCATTGGAGGTAAGTCATGCTTATTTATCGATATAAAGAACGATTAAAGGAGCGTCAAAATGAGCAAGAGAAAAGGAAGAGTGAAGCCGGGAGGAAAGAAGGACATGAGGCTGAAAAGAAACAGGAAACGAACTACAAAGCGTTAACGGTTCCTGAATTGAAAAAGATGGCGAAAGAAAAGAACATCGAAGGCTATAGCACTATGAAAAAAGAAGTTTTGATTAATGCGTTAAAAGAAGGTGATTAAATGGCAGAAGTATTGTATACACCGAATGGGCAACCTGTTTCCGAAGACAATCCGTTGACCGTAAAGGTGGTAGGTGGTGGGATGGATGGAAAATCATTAGAATTCAACTGGGATGGGACTCGTCTCGGTGTAAGAGTAGAAGGCGACGAAGAATATGAGTACGTGGATCTGCAAGGACCCCAAGGAGAACAAGGACCGCAAGGAGAACAAGGACCGCCAGGAGAGCAAGGACCACAGGGGCCACCGGGGGCTGATGGAGCAGATGGTCGAGGGGTTGATAACATCACGTTTGATAGTGAAACCAACGAGTTCGTGTTTCATATGTCCGACAACACAGAAATCAGAATTCCATTCCCGAACGGTGAAAACTGATGGAAGAATTTTACGAACAAATTTTAAAGATGGCAGGACTTGAAGATACCCCCGATAATCGGCTAGAAGTTGACGCGGCGCTTGATTATGCAAATCACTACTGCAAGACAAGTTTCACATTAGAAGATGCTCCAGCAGGATTTAAAAAGGCGATAGCGGTTCTTTTGCAGAGTGCAGAGCAAACGCCAAATGTGCAGAGCGAAAGTGTTGCAGGAGAAATATCTGTCACATACAGCAACGAAGCAAATGCAACAGCGAAGAGCTATTTAAAGCCGTACCGAAGGGCGGTGTTCTTGTAATGGCGGTAACAATCAAAGACAACAACCGCATTCCGGATTTATTGAAACAGTTATCTGGTGTGAAAGGAAAATCCATTGAAGCCGGCGTTCTCGAAGATGGAGAACAAGCAATGATTGCCCATGTTCATGAATATGGAATAAGAATTGCCGTCACACCTAAAATGAGGGGCTATCTATCCGGGGTGCTTGGTATTCACCTCAGAAGAGATACCACACATATCGTCATCCCGGAACGGAGTTTTATTCGCTCTGGTTGGGACCAGAATGAAGGGGAGATTACCAAGAAGGTGGAAAGTCTGGTTGCGAATGTGCTCGAATTTGGCATCGACGGCCCAACATTCATGGATATGATCGGGAAAGAGGTAGAGGGTAAACTTAAAGACCAATTGGTTCAAGTGTCCGACCCGCCACTGCACCCTGCCACTATCGAAAGAAAAGGTAGCAGCAACCCATTAGTCGATACAGGTAGCTTGAATGATTCCATTTCCTATAAGGTGAAATGATATGTTTAACTTTAAATCGCAGTTTAAGAGATACGAAAAACCTTTTATCGCTATTGTTGAAGGTCAAGAAGGTGGCTATGACCTTGAAACAGGAAAATATATACCGCCGAGCGAATTCCAAGAAGTCGAGATGAAAGGGATTATCGCACAACTAGGTGACGATGAGCTTCGTTTTGGCGAGGGTGGGACGTACACGTTTGAAGATCGGAAAATACTCATTGATACAGACGTCTATAACTTGCGTAGAGGACAAGAAGTAATCATTGAAGGTGACAGGTATCGAGTTATGGAAATCGCCCCATACAGCCTATACAGTCATTTTAAGAAGGTGATAGTAAAGAGGGTGTCTACTAGTGATTAATTACAACGAAATAAAAGAAATACTACGCGCTGGTATATGGCATGCACTAGGGCGTTTTTTTGTTGACTTGGAAAACGGAGACCCGAGACCGGATGAACAAGAAGGGATTGACACGTTCATTAGTCATAAGATTACGTCGCCATTTACGGATGAATCGACCGTGCAATGGAATGACGATGATAAAATGATCTATCGTTCGCAGTTTCAGATGACTGTTTCTCTTACCGTTCACAGTGATGACAAAGGAAAAGCGCTGGACACAGCACAAGAGCTGAGAAACTGGTTTGATTTTCAGGGTTATGAATATTTGAAAGAAAACAACCTCGTTGTCGTGCAGATACATCCAATCAGTGATAGAACAACTTTTTTGGAAACAGGTTACGACAATCGAGTAGGTTTTGATGTGACGATTCGCGCCACTTACGAAGACGAACGGGCGATTGAAGTAATTGAACGCGTTGAATTAAACGATGAATTGATAGGAGAGTGAGAATATGAGTGGATTCAGAGACGTGGAGGTTGTAATAACACGTGAGACATCTGCGGTCACACAAGCTGGGTTCGGTAAGCCTCTTATTTTGAGTGGCGAGCAGGAACATCCGTATACGTCATACACAGATTTAGAAAGCATTGCTGAGGATTTTGGTGAAAGCACGGAAACGTACCGCTTGGCGAATCGTATCTTTGCACAAACGCCACGACCACAAGAAGTGGCAGTATTGGGGGTATCGTATGACTCTGAAATGGATGAACCTACTGTCCTTACGTCCGCCCTGAACGAAAACGCAGGAGAGGATTTTTATTTTGTTCTTTCAACAGAGCAAGGCGAAAATGAAATTCTTGCTATTTCCGAATGGATCGACGCACAAGAAAGAATGTACTTCTACAGCTCAGATGACCCAACCATCCAAGAGCAATTAGAAAGCGAGCGGACAGTACCTTTCATTCATACAGACCCAACTAGTTACCCTGCCGAAGGATGGGTAGGTGTGTGTGCGCCAACAGAACCGGGAAGTATTACGTGGAAATTCAAGACGATCAACGGAATTCTCGATCCGGGATATTCTACCACCGAAGTAAACAATATTGAAGACACAGGCGGAAACACGTACATCCGCCAAGGTGGAATTCTACACACGACGCCAGGACAGACTTCTAGCGGTGAGTGGATTGACGTTATCCGTTCACAAGACTTTGTAACGGCCCGATTAAGGGAAGAGGTCTTTCGTGTGCTAGCAAACGCGCCGAAGGTTCCTTTTACAAACGCAGGAATTGCGATGGTTACAAGTGCGGTGGAATCAGTATTGAAAACGGCATACAACAACGGCATTATCGCCGATGATGAGGACGGACAGCCGTTATACAGTGTGACAGCACCTAAGCGTCACGAAGTACCAGTCAATGATCGTGCAAATAGAACGTTGCCGGATGTGAACTTTGTTTTTGAGTTGGCTGGAGCTATTCATCGAGCACGCGTAAATGGAACAATCAGAGTGTAAGGAGGAATAACATGAAAAGAACATATGACCCGAAGGATGTCAATGTCATTGTAGATGGGACAATTATAACAGGATTTGCCGAAGGAACGATGGTTACAACGGAAAAAGATGAAGATGACTTTACGGTCACTTATGGAGCGCAAGGAGATTATTCAGTGGCAGAAAGCCACAACACACTTGGAACAATTACTCTAACATTGAAGCATAATTCCCCAAGCCTTCCATTCTTACGCTCTTTACGAAATAGACGAGCGTTTTTTCCTGTGTATGTGACAGACGCAAATGATGATTCAGAAGTAAAAGCAGGAGGCAGTGACGCAAGAATTTTAAAGGCACCAGGATTTGAACGTGGAAATGAAACGGCTGAGACAGAAGTAGAAATTAAAGTATTCGATTATACGGAGGAATAATATATGGCACAGAAAAAAGAATTTAAATCAAATGGAGTTCAGTATATTTTTCAACGCCCGCCACTTTCTTATGTCGGAAAAATGACGGACGACAGTAAAGAAGGGCGTCGTATCATTCCCTATAAATATTATAAAAATATCATGGAACACGTCATTGTTTCCCCAAAAGTAGACTTTGCTCATTTTGATCAGATTGAACCAAACAAAGAAGAAGCTTTTGAGTTAAACGGCGTAGAATATACTTTTGTTTACCCTGGCGCCAAAAAAATTTCAGAAATGGAAGGCGACATGCAAGATGACGCAGGTAACCCGTCAGAATATAATACGCATGTACAATTGTTAGGGCACGTTATTCGCGTAGACGGCGAGAAGATCAACTTTGAGTTCTTTGAAGAATTAGAAAACCCTGCTGACTTTTTCACAGTAATTGAAAAGGCGGCAGAATTCTTTAAAGAAAGCGAGTTTAAGAAGGTAATCAACGAAGCAGTCACCTTTTTTCGAGGGCAGAAAAAGTAGCGCAGAGTATCGACGACTGGCAAGAAGAGAATGGCCGTGGATACGGCTACTTCTTTCTGACCTCTCGGTAACATATGAAGAAGTCAAAAAAATGAGTATTGATGAAGTGATGATGTTAAACGCGGCGATTGATATACACGGCGAACAGATCGAGAAGAAAACAAAAAATAAATGAAGGCGCCCTAATGGGCGTCTTTTTTATTTCAAAAAGAACAGGAGGTGATTGATTGGCTATACGTGATTTGATGGTCAGTATCAACTTTACGACGGACACCGGGACGTTAGAGGCGGTCAATAGTAGCGTTGACAATCTTGTAACGGATATGGGAACTCTAGGCAGTACAGGAGATACAGCATTATCGACTGTAAGTAACGCTGCTATCAGTGCAAGTAGTCGCATTTCGGATCTAGGCAACAAAGCACAAGAAGTCGGGAAAAAGTTGACTACACATATCACTACGCCAGTTTTAAGTGCTATCACAGCAGTCGGGGGATTGACTACAGCGCTCGGGTTTAAACGGCTTGTTGGAATGGATAACGCTCAAGCTAAATTAAAGGGTTTGGGCTACGAAGGGCAAGCAGTCGAAGCCATCATGAACGATGTTAATACAGCCGTTACAGGTACAACTCACACGATGGCAGAAGGGGTTGACGTTGCAGCAGGTGCATTAGCAGCAGGCGTTGCGCAAGGCGCTGAACTCGAAAGATACATTACTCTAGTTGGAGACGCTGCAACTGGATCAAACAGACCAATGAGTGAGATGGCTCAGATTTTTAATAGAATACAAGGTTCAGGAAAATTGATGACCGATGAACTCAACACGATCGAACATGGAATGCCTGGATTCTCTAAAGCTATGTCCGAGCATTTAGGTGTAGCTCCTGATGAATTTAGAAAGATGGTAACAGAAGGAAAAGTCACTGCTGATCAATTCCTCGATGTTATGGAAGACTTCGCAGGCGGAATGTCCGACGCCTATGCCGAAACGTGGTCAGGAATGGTAAAGAACGTCATGGCTAACATCGGAATTATCGGAGAAGCATTAATCGGAGGATTGTTCGAAGACGGAAAAAGAGGATTAGCAGAATTCCTTGATGTATTACGATCAGATGAGATTAAAGAATGGGCAACAGAAACAGGCGAGAGGATAAGGGAAGTAGCAAACGACATCGTTGATACAGCTCGTGACATAAAATCATTTTGGGACGGATTGCCGTCGCCAATTCAAAATGTAATAAAAAACATCGCTCTATTCGGAACTATTGCAATTACCGCAATTGGACCGTTGCTAATCGTTTTTGGGAAAATCCTTTCTGCAGTGTCACCGTTGATAGGTTTCTTTTCTAAATTAGCTGGTGTCATTAAGTGGTTTGGCGCATTACTCAACCCAGTCACTTTAATTGCCGGGGCAATCATTGGGTTAATAGCCGGTATTGCAGCACTCATCATCTACTGGGATAACATAAAAGAATCCATCTACGGTTTGAATCCTGTTCTTGACATGATAATAGACGCTGTTGAGAATTTCGCTCAGTCATTTATGGATTTTATGAGAGCAGCAATTGATTTTATTTCAGAGGCGTGGAATCAATTTGCTACCGTTCTAGTATCCGTATGGGATTGGCTCGTTCAACAAGGCGTTCAACTTTGGGAAACGTACGGAGAGCAAGTGTTAACTGTTCTTCAAACGGCATGGGAACTCATAGGGAATGCATTCACGCTATTATTCGACTTTATCTCAGATTTATTTGCTGTTTTTACCGCACTATTTCGTGGTGACTGGGAAGAGTTATGGAATGCAATCATTGAGCTTGCAGTGAATTTTTGGAATAATCTCGTCGATCTACTCGTTAGTTTGTGGAATTATATTTCGGAATTATTTATGTTATACGCTCAAGTAATTTCCGGCATTATGACAACGATATGGGACATCATCGTGAGTATATGGAACACGATTCTTAATTCTGTGGTATCAATCCTTACTTCAATATGGAATACCGTTGTCAATATTTTTACGTCTATCGTTAACGCAATTTCGACATGGATGAATAATGCCTACAACACGATCGTGAATATTTGGAACAACGTCATGAGTTTCTTTAGAGGAATCAACTTATATAACATCGGAAAGAACATCATACAAGGTCTTATCAATGGTATCTCTAGTATGGCAGAAGCTGTATGGAACACGGTCAAAAATATAGCTAGTGGAATCACTAATACGATAAGTAGCGCTCTAGGA